GCATGGACATTGGTTGGTCTTTCTTGCAATTATTTGATCATGTTACGACAATTGGTGAACTACTGTTGGTCTAAAGACACAACAGGCTTCCGCGTGAAGGCTAAAACATGTCATCCCCAGGTCAATTGGAAATAAACCTGTGTTTCTAGATCCCAGGGATACTTGATCTTTTGTGATTCCATCCAAGCAGCAACAGCATCTGTCAAATCCACTCCGCGGACATACCACACCTGCGTGCCGTCCGCATATATCACGGCAGGCCCATCCAATCGATGGCGTTGGCCATCAACATACCACTCCTGCCTGCCATCCGCACGTATCACAGCAGGTCCATCCGATCGATGTAATCGGCCAACTACATACCACTCCTGCCTGCCATTTGGTTGTATCACAGCAGGTCCATCCGATCGATGTAATCGGCCATCAACATACCACTCCTGCCTGCCATTTGGGTGTATCACAGCAGGTCCATCCGATCGATGGCTGAGTTTCTATCATGGCGCGAACTACCACGCCCTAAAGGGCTGTGGCTTCCTGCTTCATCGTAGTAGCTTGACATATCTACCATCATTTGGGATCGATGTATATATGAACATGTTGTTGATATCTAAATGATACCGGTGTAGTGTATTTGCGTTTGAACCGCGGAAAACAGCACTTGTTTTCTTGATATTCTTTGACTACACAATCCAATTCTTTCAAGCTCTGTTGTAGCAACTGGCTGTGTGTGTCGTTTAACCAAGTGTGTTGTGTTTTGAGTGCTGTGAGTTGCTTGCACATGTCAAACTGCCACACAAATGTTTATTAATTGATGTTTATCTTGAGAAAGTGATTATAGAGGAATCGCACTGACCTACCCACAGACGTCATCTGTTGTTCTTGACTTGCGGTAGGATAGATGCGATATCTGTATCTCAATTTCATATCATAGCTATTTGTATAATCTATTCAACAGCCGCTATCCATCTAGGGCCTGAAGGCACCTGGCTTTCCGCGGCATAATTATAATGGAGCATCGTGGTGGGGAGCTCGCGCTTGATCAACATGCTAGGGCGCTTTCGCTGTCGAGCGGCGAATAAGGAGGTCTGGTCGATCGATCCCGGTGAGGTTCTTGATTAGCTGCTGGGCCTGGGCCACGGTGTTGGCACCAACGTAGTTGCCCTCATTCTCCAGTTTGTACCAGAGGATCTCCAAGCGTCGCTGGACCTCCTCGGCTGTAAGAAAGGATTCGCTCACAGCTTGTATGCCGCCAGCAGCCGCTCACCCACGCCGCTGTCTTCGTTGGACAGGCTCTCGCGCGGCACGGTGAAAAACAGCTTGGCACGGCCGTCGTGCCGAACGAAGTCCGCGGCCTCGCGCTCGCTGAATGCCACACCCAGGGCGGAGAACGGTCCGTTGTCCATCCACACCAAGGGGATGCGGCCCTCGCCGATCACCTTCGCCCAGTTGTCACCGGTGATGTCCTCGGACACTACAGGGCGGGCGTTGGCCAGCAGCCATTCTTCTTTGCTTATCGTGGTCGGGTTAACGTAAAGTCCCATGATCGCTTGCTCCTATCGCTGGTTCAGCATAGCACGATGTGGCCACCTGGCTACCAAACTGGTCTCGGATTTCCTCGTCGCTTACACCATAATCTTCTCGCACATCATGCAAGAACACAGTGCTGATGGTTTCCTCAGGAAACTCAAGACTAGGAGCCAAGGTGCGCACAAAATGTGCAATACTGATCTGATGATCAAACTCGGGAGTAAACCCATCCTTGCGAACGCCAGTGTGATGGCTTTTGCCAAACTCCAGAGCTTCCAGTGCCTGGAACCATTGCCTGCCCTGCGGCCAATAGCGCAGGCTGATTTGTCGTTTTTCCCACTGTTGCAGCGGCATTGGTGGTTATTCCTGTTTCTACATCATCAGCATAGCATGGCTACTGGCATTGTCAATGGGTTTTTCGCCAAGTGTCCATGCGCCAGTGTTGAAATTCCATGGGGCTGTGCTTGGCCAGAATGTGGTAGGCAATCAGGGCATGAGGCTCACCACGCTGCCAGCTCTGATAAAAGGCTTGAACTGCCCTATCATCGCCAGCCAGTTGGGGAACCACAACTCCCAGATCAGCAGTGACACCATCAGCATCATCCCAGCGTTGCACCTCAATGGCTGCATGGCAACCTGCATGGCCAGTCTCACTGAGACACCAGCCCTGCTCTGCTGCCATGATCTGGTAGCAGGGTAGCCAATCATCCAGGTCCCACATGTTCAGCGCACCAACCTGATGCGCAGGGGAGCAAAACCCAACAGCATGCTATCGCGCATGGCCGTCAGCATCAGCTGCCAGTCAACTTCCACAGTCTGACAAAAAATCACAAAAAGAGCAAATCCGGCCACATATTCCAGAATGCGCTTGATAGTAGTGGACTTGGGCATGTTGTGACCCTTCATGTTGCTAAACCTAGTTGATGTGTTCATATTCAGCATTATAGCACAGGTGTATGAGGTGTCAACTACTTTTTGGGCAAAACCTTCACATGCACCCTGGCCAGTCCCTTGTGTTGGAAACCCAAACGCTGAGCCACAGCCTGACTAACATCCAGTCCTCGGCCGCGAACATAGGGGCCTCTGTCGTTAACACGAGCCAAGACTTTGCGTTTGCCATGGGTGATCAACACCCTGGTGCCCAGGGGCAATGTGCGATGCGCTACTGTGAGTTTGCGATGATGGAAGATCTCGCCGCTGGCGGTGGGTCTGCCATTCCAGGCAGCACCATACCAACTGCTGGTGACTGTGGCAGCAGAGGCATCAGGTATGGCAGCAATCCAAGCAGCAGTCACAAATGCACACAACTTGTTCATGATTGTTTCCTTTGTAGACCGACAATAGCATGAAATCTCCCATTGTCAAGTGTTATTTTTGCCTGGTTATCACAGTAGTTTTGTTGTATAGACTATTTTTAAATATTTGCATGATGGAATTTTTCAAATTTGTAGGCGATGTGGGCTTTCCCATCGCAGCCGCAGGTGGTGCTGGTTATTTTGTATTTCTAACTCTCAAATTCATTCTGGCAGGAGTCACCAGCAGCATCAAGGGATTGGGTGGCATAATCATGGCCCTGGACAATCGTGTCAAGACAATGAATCATGACATTATCAGGTTGGATGTGCTCATGAGCCATACCCTAGGAGTCAAACCAGATGTCACCAGAATTGCGCGTGCCAATGGCAAAGATGACGCACGCAGAGATTGAGCAAGGAATAAATCATGGGTAGTTTGGTGGAAACCATCTTGAAAATGTTTACCAAAAGCAGCAAAGCACCAGCCACTGGCAGCAGGTCAGAGCGTGAGGCTAGGATCAAGGATAAGGCTGGCTTGGTGATCAATTTGTTTGCACTGTTGCTGGCACTCAATGCCTGGTATGGTGGCAAGCTCAGCAGTGTGATACTCAACAACACCATTGGTGCCAACAATCAGTGGAGTTGGTATCAGGCCAAAAATGTGCGTGGTGTGATTTATGAAACTGCTGCTGTGCAAACAACTGGTGCAGATCATGATAGACTGGCGGCAGAAGCCCAACGCATGAATGAAGAAAAGCGTGAAATTGCTGTGAAGGCCAGCAAACTGGAAACAGAAAGAGATGAGGCCAAACTGCGCAGTCCCTGGATTGGATATGCCAGCACTGCCTATCAATTGGCCATTGTGCTGTTGAGTGCAAGTATTCTGGCAGTGAGCATGCCCTTGTTCTGGGGCAGTTTTGCAGTGGCTGGAGCAGGACTGTTGCTGAGTTTGAATGGATTGTTTTTGTGGTTTTAATAGGAACAGAGTAAATGGATCAATTGGCAGAACTCATCAGCAAATATGGATTTCCCATTGTGGCTGCAGGTGGCATGGGATGGATGATTCACTATGTGTGGACCTGGGTCACCAAAGAAGTCAAGCCCGTGCTGAGTGAAGCCAACAGAGTATTGATTGCACTGATCGACAGGATCAGAATGTTGGACAATGATCTGATCAGACTGAGAGAGAAACTCACCATGGTTCAGGAACTCAAGCATGATCACAAGCAAGATGATCTACAAGAGGATTTGGCCAAGGTTGATGTGATTCCCACCAAGATCAGCAAACCCCTGGATGGCAAAATGCCCAGTGCCAAGAGTTCAGCCAAAGTGGATGAAAGCAGCACCCCCTGATCATTTGCTGGTGGCTCGGTATATTCCGTCCCAATCCTGGGGCAGATCCTGTGAGTTCATGTGCTGACATCTTTCAATCCAGATTTGATAATATAGATCCATTTGTTGATCAAATTCGCCCATGAGTTGATCACACATTTCCCTAGCTTGTGTAAATTTTTGATTTCTATACAAGTGCATCATGAGATTGTGTTTGTTTCGGGCCAGATGATATTGAGGCATGTGTTGCCTGGGAGTCTTAAGCAAGGGCGTATAAATGTTCAGTCCCACAGTTTTGCCTTTGACTGCAATGCAATCCAGTTCCAGACAAAAGAAATCATCTTTGACTGCCTGGTAGGTATCAGGCCCCAGAATCACCAGAACTCCATACCCCTTGGTTTGACTTTCCAGTCTGCTGGCCACACTCACTGGATCACCCAGCACATCATATCCCATCTTACCCTGGCTGCCAATGTTGCCCACCAATATTTTGCCAGTGTTGACTCCTGCGCCCATGCCCACTTGAGGCTTGCCACTGGCTACAAGTTTTTGATTGAACTGGTGCACAGCTTGTATCATTTCAATTGTGGTTTTCACAGCATGATAGGCATGTCTTTGATCATCCAAGGGGGCACCATGAATGTGCAAACTGGCATCACCAATAAACTTGATCAGACAACCATTGTTGTCAAACACTGGTTGTGCAATGGCTGTCATGTATTCATTCATGATGGCAGTAAAGCCTTCCACGTCCTGGTCATATTTTTCTCCCAAGCCAGTGAAGTTTCTCATGTCTGTCATCACTGCTGTGAGCATTTTTTCCTCGCCACCCAATTTTATCAGTTCTGGATTTTTCTGCAAGCGTTCCACAATCACAGGACTCACATAACTGCCAAATTGCCGTTTGATCTGTTGTTTGAGAAAGAATTCAGTCAGGAATTTCACAACATACACATGCAATCCCACACAAATCAATACCAGTGCAGGAAAGGTGACATCTATCAGGACACTGGCTGTGGCATACAGCCACATGCTGCCAGAGATACTGCCTGCCAACAACACAATCATGCTAGCTATGCCCACATACAACCATCTGCTCAGCACAATCAGCAATGCTGCTGCTATTATACTCAGGAGTATTTCTGCTGCATCAGCATAATCAGGCCTATCAATGGACACTTGGTTGAGCAGTGTGGCAATCACAGTTGCCTGAACATCCTGTGGAAATTTAGCGCCCATGCTGGTGGCCACTGGATTGGCCACGGCTGTGGCACTGGCGCCCACTATCACAACTGCCCCTTCAAAATCCTCAGGCAGATTCATCATGCTGGCAGTGCGGTAGCCCTGGCTCCAGTCAATCCAGATCCTGCCCAGACTGTCAGTGTTGATGGGTCCAAAGCGAGGTATTCTCAAGGCTTCAACTCCCTGTGCATTTAGTTTGACCTGGAATGATCGGTCCAGAGCCAGTATGCGCAAGGTTTCCAAGCTCACATGGGGATAAAGATTTTGATTTATGCTTACAACCAGGGGCACACGACGATTTACACCATCCAATTCAGGCAGCTGATTGGCAATGCCCACTGCGGCTGCTGACTGCTCCAATCTGGCTATATTGGCAATGATGCCAGGATAGCCATGAATGCGATCCAGGTAATCATCATTTATCACCACTGCCCCTGGTTTCCTGGCTGTGTTTTTGTTGTGATTGCCAGGCACACTCACCAAAATAGTGGGCAACTGTTTGAGCACCTGTTCTAATTGAACATCCTGTGCCTGTCTGTCCTCTTCACTCATGAGCACACCAAACACAACCAAACCTGCATTTCTTTCATACAACTGTTGTATTAGATCTGCATACACACCCCTGGCAAATGGCCACTGTCCATGATGATCTATGGCTGCTTCATCTATGTTCACCACCCACAGATTGTTTTGTGTAGTGGGTTTGCTGGTGATAAGAGTATCAAAATATCTCAATCTCACACTTTCCACAAAACTGGGATCCCAGATTCTCATGCCCAAGAGTAGTGCCAGGGTCAACAAACAGCCCAGCACATGAGTGAATATTTTTTTGAGTTTGTTCATTGATTGATCCTCACTGCGCAACCAGCCAACACAATACAGGTTTGCTGTATTTCTATGTTTTGGCTGGTACTGCTGGTTTGATTGAGTTCTATGGTGACGGCGCCACCATTGTTCACAGCTTGCACCCTGGCAGCATGAGGCATGTTGCCACTTTGGGTGACTGTGATGTTGTTGAGGCCACCTTGTGCTTGACTGTCCAAATAATGAGTTCCATTGCCAGTTTGTTGCAAGGCCACGATGTTACTGTCACCATTTAGGGTCTGGAACGCAGTTTTGGTGCCATCTTGAGTTTGACTGATTCTCACTGTGTTGTTGCTGCCTGTGACTGTGGTTTCCGCATAATGACCACTGTTGGTTTGACCCTGATTGTTCTGCAAAACTGTATGCATATTGTTGTTGCCAGTTGTGCTGGTTCTGGCATAATGTCCGCCGCTGTCAGATGCCAATGCTTGCCCAGCAGACGTGGTGCCCTGCAACACCTGCACCTGATTGCTGTTGCCAGTGATGTGCAGATCCACTCGTTTCGCTGTGGCACCATTTTGCAGGATGGTCACTGTGTTGCTGTCTCCATTGATCACAGCATTTTGATCTGTGGTGCCTCTCACCAAGTTGTTGCCTGCCATTTGTTCAATGTGAACCATGTTGTTGCTGCCCAGTTGACTCACATACACTCCTGAAGATTGCAGGGATTGTTCTTGTTTTCTTGTGAGTATTCTCACTGATTGTTCAGTTGTGGGTTTCACAGGACTCACAGTGCTCCAGGCACTGCTGGGCACAATCACAATGCCACTGCCAATGTTCCAGTTCAATTGCATGACTGCACCTCCACCATTCTCATACCACCATATTTCCACTGGATAATATTGTCCGCCCTGCAGAGTGATGGTGCCTGACCCATTGTAATAGCTGGGCCCCTGCTCTTGCCAGTTGTTGATCACCACACTGTTGTTGACGGTGAGATGGAATCCGTCATCAGATCTATCATAAAAAGTCACTGATTGTGCTCCAGCACCAGGCCAAAGCACATATCCTGTGATGTGAATGATTACTCTGTCGGTTCTGCCACTGTTGAGAATGCTGCCTCCACCAAAATCATAATTGAGTGTGGGAAGGGTACCTGAAGCCAATTGCGCAGTGCATGTGGTGCATCTGCTGGGAGTGGCACCAGTGCCTGCATAAATCACATAATTTAATCCAGCATCTGCTGATGCACAGTCTGGAAACACCAACAACACAAGGAATATTATCAAAAACTTCATGGACTTTGTCTTATGATAAATGTGTTTCCGCCCACAGTGCCCACCTGTGTGGTGGCATTGTCACCATTGTGACTGATGGTGACATTTCCTGTGCTGCCATCCAAAAATCTCACAAAACTTTGTCCATATCCAGGTGTGGCTCTGCTGGCTGTGGTGGCGCCGGTGGCGGTGGTTTCCACCACAATAGGCACCGCTGTGCTTTTGTTCACAACTGATTCTTTCATTATCAGTTGTGAGGGCACATCAGAAGTATTGGGATTGTGCACAGGTTTGCTGGAAACCACAAGGGCATCCTGGTTAGCTTCTTGAGAACCAGACGCTGAGGATTTGGCTAATCCTTTCAATCCTGGTGGGGGAACAACAATCATGAGATTGTTTATATTACTTTCCGAGACCTGAATTCTGCTGGGAGGTGTTGGCGGAGTGTGGGCATTGGTAACTGTGGTTGCTGTAAATGGCTGGTCCAGTTCCACCATACCTGCTGGATTGCTCACTTGTATTTTGCCTGTTCTGCAAACACCAGCCTGATCACAACTGGGAACCAATACAACAAAACTTTCTCCTGATTCAGCCACAGTCATGAAAAAATCTGTGCCTCTCACAGCAATACTGGCTGTGGGAGTTTGTAAATCCACTTTCTGCTGATTGATTTTGGCTATCTGGCCACTGGCATATCTCACTGTGCCCATGCCCACTCTGAGAGTGACTTTGCTGTTGTCTCCTTGTCTGGGATCATACACATATTCATCAATAACCAATCTGCTCTGCTCAGTGATGCTGATCTTGGTGTTGTCCACAAACCTGAGTTTGGCGCTGCCGTTTTGAGTGACAATCACATCCATGTTGGCCAGGGATGTGTTCACAGCAGCTTCCAGCAAATTACCAGATCTCTCGATGTTGCCAGGAGATCCAGTAATTTCTGTTATATTTCCAATGGGATTAGCACTAGCAGCAAAACCTATTACAACAAATGCTAGAGCAGCTAGCAAAAGTTGCATGATATCAGTTGCCGGTTCTTACAGTAAATGTATTACTGGTTCCATTCACATTCAAGTTTACAGTTGTTGCATTGCTGCCTGATTGCACAGTTGTAATATTGTTGCTGCTGCCTGTGATGTTCATGGCCAGAATATGACCAGTTCCAGCAACACCAGCTAGTGTGTTTGTGACAGTGTTGTTGTCACCATTCAGTGTGGCAGCAACATTGGCATTGCTGCTTTCCACAACAGTGGTGATTGCGTTGGTGTTGCCAGTCACCACTGTATTGGTTCTATTGGCAGTGCCAATCACAGTGGTGCTGATCATGTTGGCATTGCCTGTGATGGTTTCTGTTATGCTGCTGTTGCTGCAACTGCCAGTGGCAGTGACACCAATACCACCACATTTGGTTGTGGTTGTGTTGCTGTTGCCGTTGACGGTGCTAGTATATGTGTTGGTATCACCTACAACAGCATATTGTGCCTGGTTGGTGGTGCCAGTCTGTCTCACAGTGATGGTGGCGCTGTTGCCTGACACACTGCTGGCCCTGTCAGTGCCAGAGCCCACCTTGTTGGCTGTGCCCACTTGTTCGATTGTTGTGGTTGAATTGTTACCCAGTTGATCCAGATAAACTTCATTTGCCTCACTGGTGCTGGCAATCATACAAACACCCATGAGGGCCAGTAGTATAGCAGTTTTATTCATTTGATTGCTCCTTGAATTCGTGTGTCAAAATCCCAATGACCTTTGTTGGCACCCTCTTTTATCAATTGAATCACAGCAGCTTCAATGGCAATTTGTATGGCCTGATTGCGACTTTCGTTTATGCTGGCTCCAATTTCCGCCTCCACAGCTCGGGTACCCGCATCTATGAATCTCAACACACCAGCATTGTCCATGTAACTCATGATGGTTTTGGTGACTGTGACATTCACCAAAACTTCTCCGCTGCTGGTGCTCACTGCTCGCAAATTGATGGTGACTGTGTCCTGTCTGTACTGAGTATTGCCTCCAATACCCAAAAATCTTGCACCCATTCCACCTGTTTGAGTGTTGTTGTCATACCCTATGATTCCACCTTCCATGAGCAAGCCTGCAAACAACAGTGGAGGCACAGGCTGTGCATTGGCTCCCTGGTAGAGTTCTCTCATCTGACGGATCAGTTGTCTTTCCTTGATCAAACTTTCAATGCCCACACGTTCAATCACCCTGAACCATCTACGGTTGCCCACCTCTGTGAGAGCTTGCATGAGATAGGCTTCGGCTCCCTGAGTAACAGCACTGCTGAAGCTGGCAACTCCTAGAGTATCTTTGCGTTGACCAGTTTTGTCCTGAAAATTATACACAGCCACAGTGATGGGACCACCTCTGGGTGGCAACAGTTGATTTTCATTGAGAGAATAAAATTTACTACTGCTGATAGCAGGAGGTTTGGTAATGTCGTGATCAGTTACTGTGGCAATTGTAGCTACAGTTGCACATGCAGAAATCCAGGGTAATACAATAGCCAATTTGATCCATGATTTTGCCATTCAAAATGCAATACTCCCAATGGGAAGGATAACCCGGGTGGTACTACCATAGGTATCCACAACTGTGAGATTTATGTCATTGCCCACTCTTGCATAGGCAATCACATTGCCGCCCAAGCTGATACTGCCACTGTTGCTGGGATTTTCACCAAAAATTGCCTCGCTGAGCCTTTTGGCCAATTGCTGATAAACTATACTTTGCAAATTGCCCACAAATTGGTTTACAGGATTGGTGAGTCTGGCTCTTTCCTGAGCTGCCAATTCCTGTGCCTGTTTGTCTTTTTGCTTTTGCTGGCCCTGGATCTGCAATTGCTCAATAGTCAGCACATGGCTGCTATAGCCTACACCTGTGAAGCTGGGACTATTGAAACTGTGTACCAGTTCACCTGCCTGAGCAGCACTGGTGATCACAAGGGCTAGAATATAAACCCACAGTCGCATGCAATATTTCCTTGAAGACCAATTTCTTCGTGGAAATATTTACATGCAACTGCAAGTTGTTATCTAGTTGATAAGTACTGTTGCCTAGAAGGCAAAGAACTGGGGATCCATTTCAATTGCCACAGGCGACACTGGCTTGTAGCCCTGATGAGCAATCACTTTGTTGCTGTCTACAGGTTTGCGACCAGGTCCCAGACTCCAGGTGATGTGATACACACTGCCATCAGGCCTGCTGGTGCTGCCATCAATCATGAGCACCAGTGCCTGAACACCCATGAGGTCATCCACAGTGCCCACAACTTGAGCTTGTGTGGCTGTGGGCAGGGGATATTTGTCATCCACGCCAAACTTCAGTGTGCAGTGGTGTGCAATCACTCGTTCATAAACAGGAGGGAACAGTTCCAGCAGTTTGTCCCTAGTTTGTTCATCCAGGCTCCAGCCCACATATCCTTTAGTCATTTGCTACTCCATATTTTTTCAGCTCACGATGATTGAGCTGGCGCTTGGTGGCACAATACACAGGATCTCCCCACGCATGTGTTCGGGTGGTGAGGTTGTAGGTGCTGTTCTCACCAGCACGGCTCACAGTGGCTTCCAGGATCACATCATAGGCGGTTCCGCCCTCAGTGATCTCATAAACCTTGCCAGTGATCTTGTCCACACGGCTAACCTTGATTACGGGCGGAATAGGTTTCACTTCCACCACATACCAGATGCCTTCCTTTTTGCGCAGTTGTGTGCTGTCAGGCAAGGTGCGCTGGTGGGCCAGTCGTGCAGCCTTTTGTTCCTGCTCATAGGTGCGCCACCTGTTTATCCAGGGTCTGTAGTGAGGGTTCACCTCCAGCCTGCCAGTTTCAGGATGCACATAAAACCGTCTGCTGGTGTGCTCCAACAGCCTCACACCATAGCTGGTGATGTAAACTTCACCATCACGCATGAGAGTGTGGATTTCCACAAAATCATGGAGATGATCTCTCACATGCTGTTGTACAGGATTGTCAGCCCGGAGATTTTCGCTGATTTCGCTGTAGACATCGTTCCAAAACTTGCCCACGCGGCTGTTGAGAAACCTCAACAGAGGTGCCAGATTTTCGTTTAGTTGCTTTTCCACATGTTGGGAGACATAAGGCTTTCTCATGCCCTCTTTGCTGAGCATGTAGTCAGGATCCTGGGCACGACCAGGGCGAGGGCAGCATATCTTTCAACTTTTCTAGTTTTCCCTCTATGTCTTCTACAAGATCCATAGCCATGTTTATTTGGATTTCCAATTTTTGGCCAGGATCCATTTTGGAAAACTTGGGTATAACAACATCTCGACCAGGCTTGTTGTTGCTGGCTTTGCTAGATGGTGCTTTGGAGCCTGGTTTTGTTGGATTGAGAATTGGAAGTGGTTTGGGACCTTTGGCCATGAGACTACACCATGATTTATGCTATGTTGCAGTTATTTACCAAATAATCAGCTGGTTAGTCTAGTTCCCAGTATTCATGGGCCAATGAGCCATATTTTTCCCGGTTGAGTGCATAATACAAGCCATGTATATACACTTCCAGTTCATCCTCCATGGCCACAGCTAAATTTGTATTTGTGGGCTCATATTTGTCCACAAATGCCTCATGCGACATATAATCTCTTATATTGGGATTGACTAATTCATCAGGAATTACTATAGCACTATTGCTGTCTTGTACCAATTGCAGTTGGCGTGCTATATGTGTGATCACTGTGATCCTCGCCATAGCTTCCAAAGATTGAACAATCTCTTTGCGGTTATTGGGCAGAGTATTGTATAGATCAGTTGTCTGAAATTGCTTGATCCATTCAGCCACTTTGGCTCTGTAAATATTTGTTTTGTTCTGATCTACGCCCACATCCTCAGGGAACACCAGGGTAACATCATGTTTATTAGTGTATGTGAATGAACTTTTGCCATAGATGGGGAATATCAGATAAATTTTGTTGCCAAATTGTTCTGCTAGCCTATCATCTGTTGTGGCAAAGATGCTGTTGCTGCGCAGTGCAGTCATGCCACTTTTGCGTAACATGTCATCAAACAATTGTGCAGCTTCTTTGTTGCTGTCTTTGGGTTTCCTAGCCAACCAACTCCTGCCCAAAAAGGCATCTGGGCCCGTGCCGCCTCGCAACAGGAATTGGTTGGTTTCCTGCACAACACGGATGTATTCAGCACAATCTTCGCTGATTTTCTGGAATAGGTTTTTAGTGCTGCCTGTGATTCTTATGGTTTGTTTGCTGCCAGGCTCTAGAGTATCTGGTTTTAACTTGGCAAGTGATATGGGGTTATTTTTGGGTTTACCAACATTATCAACATCTTCACACAGCAAATCTCTGGCTTTCATATATGCAACTCCCGGGCTGCACATATTTAGGTGTAGGTTAGTTGCCAGGCCATCTGTTGTGACTGATTGGGAAACTGTATGTGTATTATTTGTTGATCATACCTGATTTCAGCATGTGCTCCCCAGTGGGAATTCAAGAACTGATTGACATACTTCCAATTTGTATGTTCCAAATTGTTGATCATGTTGATCCAAGCATGGGTATAATGAGATTGACGGTCATGCAACTCATGGAAAGTAACAGTTATGTTGTAGGGCAAGTTGTCGGGCACTAGTGATCCTCATAAATTCCGCACAGGCCCAGTTCTTGCAGTTTTTCCACAGTCATACCAGGCAGCGTGTATTTACAACTTACCCCACCTGGACCTTTCATATAAACATCAAATGGATCCACTTCTTGTGGTGGACCCATCAGGAAGATTTTGCCTGGGTCCTTGTCATGATACTCCATGAGTAGTATCCATGCTGACTCTAGGGTACAATTGGTTCGCCATGTCATTTGTTATAGCCTGTAAACAACTGCATCCAATTGTTGATGTTTTTGTTCATGCTGTCCCACAAATAGCGGCTGTTGACTGTTACTGTTTGTTTGACAACAGTTATATTTGGCATGTTATTCATGCTGCCAGGCATCCTGAGATTGTGTTTGCAGCTTGTGAATGATCCAATCCAGGGTCATGATCTTGGTAAGCTGGCCCAGTCTGGGACCATCCTCCTGATGCAGGATCATCTGGTAGAGCACTCTGAACCACCAACGCAGCTCTGAGAGAAAGTGCAGCTTGCCAGCCTCATAGAACACACTCTGAATCTCTTCTTCAGTGTTGTCATCACACATGTGATCCAGTTGAGATACCAACTGGTTGATACACTCACGCAAGAGCATGCTGCGAGCACGGATATCATCCAGCGGCATATCTTCAGGAACCAAGCCACGCACATACAAAAATGCAGCCAACGGATCACTTGTCACAACACAATTCCTATACTATATCACAAGTGAGCATATAGCTTATGCTCACTTGTGTCAAGCTGTTTAGGGCTTGCCCGTTTGAGTAGAGGTGGTTTGCTTCTTGATCTCACGTGTTTCTTTTTCCATCCAGGCAGTGAGCAGCTCGATGCCAGGATCAACCACTGAGTTCACCCTGGGATGGTTGAGAACCTTCTCACCCATTTCGCTGGCAGTAATCAACAGCACTGTCTGACGGGTGGGTGTGATTGAGGCAATACTGCCTGCCAAAACAAACAACCCTGTGAATCCCCAAAACCAACGCCAAGCTTTGGTGCGCATGCTCCTGCGGAAGACCAGGTCATCCCCCTTGAGCTTATCGCTAAATCTATCAGTTTCATCGTGCATTACCAGCCAAACAACCATACACACCACGGCCAGGATGCCAAACATCACAGCAAGAAACGTGAGGAAATTGCCCACACTGCCTGTGACACCTGCCAGATAGATCAAAAAGCTGAGACTGTTCATAACTATGTCTTCCTATATTGAGATAAACTGTTTATGAGTGCATAATAGCAAAATTCACTATTAAGTCAATAAGTGTGCAGTTCGCGGATCTGAACCATCCCAACTGCTCTAAACGCTTGAAAGGAGCATTCAGCATGATATATTATATAATATATGAAACTACCAATCAAATCAATGGAAAAAAATATAGAGGCGCACATGTCTGTGAAGACCTAAATTATGGGTACCTAGGCAGTGGTACTAACCTCAAACAGGCTATGCGCAAATATGGCAAGCATCAATTCTCCAGAGAAATAATATACATGGCCTTTGATTATGATGCTATGTGGGCAGCAGAGGCTATATTTGTAGATCAAGACTGGATTAGTAGGCCAGACGTATACAATATAAGTTTGGGCGGAAGAGGATCCAGAGGATTTCAACGTCAGATAACAGATGAACAGCGCCAACAAAGGTCTCTTGAAGCCAAAGCCAGATGGTTAAGACCAGATTATAGACAAAAGAATTGTGCATCACAAAGGAGGAAGGCACCTCCTTCTCCTGAGGCAAGGCTCATCTTGAGCCTTGCCGGCAAGGGTATTGCCAACAGCACAGAACATAATGAGAACATCTCAAAAGGGCTTAAACAATTGTTCACCAATCCGGATGCACGATTGAAGAGAAGTGAACAGTCAACCAAATGCAATGCAAGGCCGGAAGTAAGGCACAAAATTGCGCAAGCTTTGACGGGGATAAAAAGAAGTGACGCAACAAGACAGAAGAGTAGATCAGCAGCTCAAAAGAGAGTTCAAAATCCCGAATACCTGGAGGCACAACGTATATCACAAACCAAGAGGTGGCAAGAATGTCCTGCCACCTGGTGGAACAATGGAATCAAAAACATCCGTAGTGTGGATAAACCAGGAGAGGAGTTTCAACCAGGTCGCATATCCTTTGGTACTTGGTGGACTAACGGTCAAAAAAGTGTCATGAGTATAGAATGTCCGGGAGATGGTTGGTCTCCCGGACGCAGGATAAACAAGGGTATTTGATGTCTTCCAAAAACTGAGCACTCATGAGTAATACTTGTTCAAGGTGTTCAGTGGAGACTTCCACTCCCTGACTCTTGGCCAAGCTTCGAGCCAGTCTGATGGAATTCTTAATTTGCCGCCCATTAATCTCATGAACGCACAGTTTGTCCACATCAATATTTGTGGGCATACCAGATGCTGAGAGTAGGTTCTGCCATACCTGACGTCGGTTAAGAGGTGTCAACTTGTCGTATTTGAGCGCAACACTGATTCTGCTATAAAATGCAGGATCAAATTCAGTAACCCGGTTTGTGGTGAGGAACATCACATCCTGATGGTATTCAGTCAACCTCAAAAATACACTGACGCAACTGTTGCGCATAATATCACCATGTCCGCGCTTCTCCAGGAAGATGTCAGCCTCGTCGATGAGGATCACAGCATTCCAGATCTGAGCCACATCCAGGATCTGACGCAGGCTCTTCTCCAGCTGAGCAGTGTCTGTGCCCAGCTCGCCTACTGCCACGCTGTAGAGCGGACGCTGGAGCAGTTCGCTCACACTTTCTGCTGTGAGGGTCTTGCCCACACCAGGATCACCATGCAACAGGAAGATGCAACCACCGCCCTTGCCGCTGATGATATCGCTGAACCCGCCACTGTTGTCTTCCACCAGGGCACGGATCATGGCCTTCTTCTCAGGATCCATCACCAGCTGATCATATGCCTCCGTGCGGAACTCAATGTCAGTTATGTCACTCACTGCAAAACGTCCCCACTGCTTGGCCATGAAGCTGAAGCCCTGAACGTAAGGGTCAGTCATCCACAGCTGATCTGCAGGAATGGTGGCCATGGTGTTGTTTTCGCTGTTGCGTCGCATGCGGCCACCATCCTGGAACTGATCGTAGGTGGTGAGGTCCACCATGATGCGGCCAGTGGCACGCATGGGCGTCCAATACGACCACTTCTTGACATCCATGTGACCAGTGAACTGCTTGTAGTGGCTGCCCACTGCCAGCTTTTCATACGCTGCACCACGCTGGGCAAGCTCTCGCTTCTGTGCCTCGGTGATCAGTGTGATGTTGAGGCTGTTGATGTCCTTGACGCCCTTGAAGGCATCCACCTGAGCACTGTCACGAGCAATGCCAAACTTGTTGCCAGTGCAGGTGATGTATTCGTATTCCACTTCCAGGTAGGTGCCAAAAAAGCTGGAGCGATAGGTGACATCACAGATGCGAGCACCCTGCAGATGATTGCCATGGATCACAATCTCCTTGCCAGGAGACAGCAGCATGCGCAGGCCTGCAAAGTTCAGCACACCACGGGTCACCATGTTGTTCACCTGCTCCAAGTACTGCTGATTTTCAGCGCGCACCAGGTTCACCAGGTCTCGCAGACCAGGAGTGCGACTGTTGTGTTGCAGCTCATGTTCCAGACTGGAGAGCTCATAGAACAGATCTGCAATGCTCACAACAGGTTCGCGATCATACAGGTTGGGGATCTCACGAGTGCAATCTCGAAGAGCAGTAATCAATCGGTCGTTCTTGAGTTCAACCATCTTTTCACCACCATCTTCTGTGGTTACCAGATTGTAGGCGCGTGTAGCAGCGGTTTTGGCAGACTTGGCGGTCTTGGCAGACTTGATTTCCATGGGAACAGTCTCTAGTGTTACAGTCTTGGTCACTTTGTAGGTCCTTGTTGGATTGCTAATATGTGTATGATAACACCCAGCCTGGGTGACACCCAGGCTGGGTGTGTCAACAGTTTTTACTTGCCAAACTGAGAGTTGAGCAGTGCAGTATCTTCAGGACGGCTGCAGACACCCAGGCTGGTGCTGCTACCATGGGCCTCAAAATGCACTTCACCGTCTGTGTTCACAGTGATGTTGACAAATCCAGCACCCAGCACATGGCCCAGATTGGCAGCCATTTGAGCATGACTGACCCAGGTAGGGAACATCACGCATGTGTCTGCAAGATCAGTCTCATAGACAATATATTTGATCATTCTGTTCATCTCAGTGGTTCCTTATTGTGTGCTAATACTAGCACACAATCCCACTATGTCAAGTGGGACCCACAATATCGCCCTGTTGGGTGGGGAATCTGGTGACATTGAGACTGTCCAAATGCTCCTGATAGGCATCTCTACCACCTTCTTGCATCCAGGCTGAATAACTCCATTCATACATCTGATACTGATCAGGCAGCAAACTCATGCCCTGATTATCTTCAAAGGTTTGACTGTATTCTGCAAGCCTGGGATCATCGGCACCTGAAAACCTCACATGAAAAAAGCCAGTATGGGCTTCACAGAAATGCACAGTTTGCACTTCCTGTACAATTAGATTGCGAGTTTGAAACCATTCCATTTGACGCATGAGGTTATCACTATCAAAATTCAGGTCTCTGATGAAATATTGCACAAAATATTGGTTTTTCTGAGCGTCACTCAGAATTTGTTCTGCATAGGGAAGACTCACAGTCAAAATCTCCTGTAGGGGTTGTTGTAATATCCTGGATTGTATCTGGGATACATAGGAATAGGTCTGGGTGGAGGCACATACACTCTGGGAGGTGGCACAACATACACTGGTGGAGGCACATACACTCTGGGAGGTGGCACAACATACACTGGTGGAGGCACATACACTCTGGGCACAGGTGCCACATAGCCCACGCATGCTGACATCATCAGCAATGACAACAGTGCAACCGCACGCATCATGAGGTGATGCCAGTGCTGCCAAATCCCCCTGTTCGGCTGGTACGTGCTTCTGGCTTGGTGGCAGTTTCTTCCACAATCATCTGTTGCACAGGCACCAGTTCACACTGAGCAATTCTGTCACCATGTTTGATTTCAAAACTCATTTCTGTATTGTTTACCAAGGCAACAAATGTTTCATGGTAATAGTCGCTGTCAATCACACCTTGACAATTGATGAGGTTGATGCCCGTTTTCACACTTAATCCGCTTCTGGGATGAATTCTCAGACTATATCCCTCTGGAATCTCAAAAATCAAGCCAGTGGGCACCAGCATTCTATGACCACCCCACAGTTCGATTTTTTGATTGCTCACTCTGCTGCTGGCGTTTTCATTATATTGATTAAAGATCTTGACCCATTCATTATCAGTCAAACATGCACTGATATCCCAACAGGCTGCCTGTTCAGTTGCTCTTGTGGGCAGAACAGCATGTGGTTGGGTCTTGTAGATCTTGAGAGTGGGTGTCATGATTGTTCTCCCTGGGGTTCAATTTCCACACGCAGGGGATGACCATTGGCCCTGGCTGTGGCCACAGTTTCATCACGCTTGGCAGCAGCCACTTCATACGTGTAGGTGGCCACTGGTGCTCTGCCCTTTTGGTGAATCAAATGTGTGATTTCTGTTGCTTGATCCAGATCTTTGTTGAAAAATTGCATGAGGATCAGCACAACAAACTCAAAATAGGTTTTGTTGTCGTTGTAAAAAATAACATCAAACATGCTGGGAGGCTGCACCTTGGTGGTGGTTTTCTCTACAGTTTGTGTTGTTGATTGACTATTACTCACGGGTTGTCTCCTGCTAGGCTAATGATAATCGTGTGAGCTGATTATGTCAAATGTGGTTGTATGGCTTGCCAGATTGTGTCCACAGCTGGCTCACCACCCACAATGCTGCTGTAGGGAATATCATAGATGTCCAGCAAATTTCTCACCAGGGTGTCAAATTCTCTAGCCTCGTGTTCATCCTGATTTCTGCCCACTGGATTGTAGGCAAAGTTCCTGGTCAACAGAAAATTTATGTTGTGGTATCTGTTGAAAACTTCCATGACCAGGTTGCTGAAATTGTCTCCCAGCGTGTTGGGTTTCACATAAACCAGGCCCAGGGGGATGGGACTGTCAGTGATCACCCAATCAAGATTGTGTTCCACCAACCTGGCTATGCGCCTCTGCTGTTTGGCAAACACATAGATCTGATCTTCCAAGATGTTGTATCGTCGTTCCCAGGTGAGGTCCTTGGCATATTCCTGAATTAACTCACACTCAATACCCACTGATTTCATGTGATAAAACAGCCCAGCCGCATTGGTACTCTTGCCAGTTCCGGGACCTCCAAAAATATTCAATACTTTCATTTGTTGTTTCCCTGTTTGTATCACAACTGTAAACTGAATGTCACAGTCAAGTCAAAGAAAAGGAGGAGGATTTGCATCCTCCCCTTGCATGGCTCAGGATCAGCCTTGTATGGCTGGTGAGGCAAGTGCATTGCCAATGGCAATTTTGCGTGGCTTGAGAGCTTCGGGAATTTCCTTGCGGAAATTGATGGTCAAGACCCCGTTGTTGAGATCACTGTCAGTCACATACACATATTGATCCAGGTAGAAGATTCTGGTGAAGTTTCTGCCTGCGATGCCCTTGTGCAGGAAGGTCCTGGCATCATCCTTTTGTACTCTGCCTGTGACAGTGAGCACACCATCATGTTCTGTGATGTCCAAATCTTCAGCACTGTATCCTGCCACAGCCATGCTGAGGCGGAATTCAGTGTCGCTGATCTTTTCTAGATCATATGGGGGAAAGCCCTGATTGCTGTTGTGGCGGATGTGATCCAGAACACGGAAAGTGGGTTCATATCCCACTGCGAACCTGTTGAGGTCACGCATGAGTTCATCCAGATACTTGTCGAGTGAAAGTGTCGCTGTACGCATGTTGATTCTCCTTGATAAAGCGAGATTTATATGTGAGCCCTCATTAGGCACTCACTGTGAACACTATGTTCACATGAATTATTTACATAATCTAGTCTACAAAGTCAATCTAGGCTGAGTAAATTTCCCCAAACCATTTCAAAAATGCTGGAATCCTGATCAAACATGCGAATTTCCCATTTGTGGAATTTTTGATTGTGGATACTGTTGCTTTTGAGTTGCCTATTTGCCCAGGCAACACTGTTGTTGCCATAACCACCTGCAATTATTTGATCAGTTATCTTGATGAATATAAAGTTGTGTGTGCAGTGATTGCTCAACCATCCCCCCATGGTTTCCTGTTGTTTGGCTGTGAGCGGTTCTGTGAATTCATAGGTGACGTCAAAAACTCCCTGAGGATCGGTCTTATACAACGGAGGCCAAGTATTCATGCCAATAATTATGCACAAAAGATTGTTAGGTCAACTATAAATAAACACATGAGATACGATGTTTTGCAATCCCCAGTTATTCAAGAAGGTGTTCACGATGTGGGCATTTTCAAGGCAGTGTTCATGGCTGGCAGCCCCGGCAGTGGCAAGAGTACTGTGAGAAGAATCCTATTTGGAGGCCTGGGCTTCAAAACTGTGGATGCTGATGAAATCCGTGCTGCCTGGATCAAGCTGGGCAGAGAAGGTGACTATCAGAAATATGGTGAGATTGTTCGCAAACAACGCCAGAGTTACATGGATCAAAGACTGGGCTTAATTTGGGACACCACTGCCTGGTGGTTGTCCAGCATCAAGGAAACCACTCATCAGCTACAGGACATGGGTTATGATGTGGGCATGGTGCATGTGTGGACACCCTTGGATGTGGCCATGAACAGAGTAGCCAGCAGAGCTCATCTCACTGGGCGCGAAGTTCCCGAAGAGGAAATAACCAAACGCTATCAGGCTCTCAAAGATAACACCAAACA